CGTTTGGTGCCCTTGTAGAGCGCCTCCGTAATGGCGGTTTTGTAACCGGCGAGGTCGAGGGGCGTGGTCAGAAGCTCCACCACATCCTCCGTGAGCAGCTCCTTGGGATGCTCTTTATCCTTGAGGTTGTGGACAAGAATACTCTGATTCGCCAGAAGCGTGATGAGCCACACGATCTCTCCGATAGCCATTTCAAAGTTCTCGGACTTCATCAGCTTCTCGCCGAGGTTTTCCAGACCGCCGTATCGACCGGCGATCTCCTTGGTGGCCTTGGTGGTCAGGAGCAGGGTGTACTCCTCGTCACCGATAGTGATGACTGCGGTTCTTTCGTTATCCATTGTGCGTTACCTCCGTTAGCCCTGATTCTGGGGAGTCGTAGCATAAGTAGGTTCGTAGACTTCCTTATACCAGCCCGTGATAGTCGCAACGGGCGTATCACCCTCCAGTGCCTCTGCCTTCCACGGATGCTTGCCGCCTGCATCTGCCTTGTTGCGGCGCAGGATAGTGCCCTCGATGGTCGGCGTGGAGAAGGTAATGCTGTCGCCCTTAGTGGCAAGGTTGGTTGCCGGAATACCGAATTTCACTCGGTACAGCCAGTAATACTTGTACTTACCGTTGGACTTCTTGGCACGGAAGCCGACAGCCACAGGGTCGCCGCCGTCCTCGGATGCGGAAATCAGCACCTTGTTTTTGTCGATGGTTGCACCCGTGAGGTCGGATGCCGCCGCGGAGCCGATATCGTCAATACCGAGGGAGAGCGTGCCGGATTTGAATTCCTTCACGATCTCCGAAGCGCCGTCATCGGCATAGAGCGTCGCTTCCGCCAGTTCCACCGAAAGGTCAGCAGAGATGGCTTTTGCAAGCTGCTCCGGCGTGCTGTAAGTTTCCTCACCGGCGTCGTTCTCGGTGATTTTTGCGTAATACAGTCTGTCAAGACCGATTGTTGCCATGATTCATTCCTCCAATTCCCGGCGAGCCGCCGGTGGCAATACGCACACAAACCCTTGCGGTATTTTTCGTGCGGTGCCTGCGACGGAACGCCGTGCTATTTTATAGTTGGTACAGTTGCGCCACGTCAATGGCGTAGTGATGGTAGCCGGTCTCGGTCTCAAAGCCGATGTACCGGCGGTCGGTAATATAAAAATCCGCGCCCAGCAAGGCACGGACGAGTGCATTTTTCAGTTTGGTGTAGCTGCCCTTTGTGAAGAGAGACAGCCGTGCCTCCTGCGTTTCGCAGCCGGGGGTGTTGTCGGCGTGAAGCTCAAAGCCGTCCGACAGCGGTGTGATCACCAGATAGGTGTCCGGCGCTTTACCGGAGAACACACCCGTTTCCACAGACACGCCGCAGCTTTCGGCAATGGTTTGTAAATCGGATAGCAGGCTCACAGCTTTTCCACCTCCTCATCCAGCGCCTTGGTCATGGCATCGATGCATTCCTGTCGGGATGCGGTTTTCGCAGGTTTCAGAAACGGTTTTGCAGGCTGACCGTGCTTGCCGTATTCGAGAATGTTGGCAAGTTTGGCGTTGCTGCCGCCGTCCGAGCGAGGCTCGGCAAAACCGACCTTGATATCGTGGTTGCCGTCCCGGTTCAGCTTGGAGGGAGAAAGGCCAAGCGCACCTTCCAGTTCGCCTGTGGTGCGGGATTTGAACTTTGTCCCTCTGCCAATAACGGAGGAGAGATTGCTCTTGACTCTCTTCAGCACGACCTCGCCACCGGCCTGCAGGACGGTATCCGCCACACTGTCAAAGTTGCTGCCGAGCTTGGAGATTTTCAGAAGGAAATCCTCCGGCATTTTCATATCGCACTTAGCCAATGGTCGGCACCTCCTTTTTCGCTAAAACCTCGATGTACATCCCACGCCCCTTTACATCCTCCACGGACACAATGTCGTAGCGACAGTCGTCACAGATGAGAAAATGGTCGGTAGTGACCGTCAGCCCCGGAATACACCGAAAGCGGAAGAGGTCGGTCGCTTCGCTGAATGCGGCGAGGTTCGCCCAGCGCTGAGAGCCATGCCGACCTTCCCGGTACACACGGACGGAAGCGAGGACTTTATCCTCGGAATGGGCGAAGCCCTTGCTGTCCTTGACCTGCCTTGTTTCCACAATGTCGGCAAAGCCGTTCATTTTTCCGAAGCTCATACCTGCCACCGCCTATCCAACCGGAGCAGCAGATTGACCGTGTTCCACACCTGCTGTGCCGCTCCGGTGTTATCCGCAAAGAAGCCGCCCGTGCTGCCGTCCCGGCTTTCATAGAAGTGGGACGACAGCATGATGACGGCTTGCTCTGTAGTGGGCGGCATGGGGTTCTCCGTGTAATAGCCCTCCGGGATGTGCTGATAGCTTTCGGCGTAAGAAACAGCGGCGGTAATGTAGCTTTTTAGCAAGGCATCATCCGCCGTGTGTTCCAGTATGAGGTTGGCTTTCACTTTGGAAAGAAGCTCGTCCATCACCGCCGCCTCCTTTCATCAGGACGCCTTCATCTTCAGAAGCTGGATACCCTCCGGCAGGATGATCTTGCCGTCCACACGCTCGGTGGCAACAAAGCCGACCTGACCGTTGGTGGAATACAGCTCGTTCAGACGCTGAACGGTTCTGCCGGTGCGGTCAGCGATCCAGTAGCTCTGGAAATCGCCGAAGGCAATGGAGAGCGCACCTGCCGCCAGCGTGGGAGCATACGGGCTGGTGTAAATCTCGTAACCGAGCAGTCTGTCCGGCTGACCCGCCTGCAGGGAGGGCTGCCACAGATACTGACCGTTGGAATCCTTCAGCTTACGAAGTGCGGAAACAGTAGCATCGTTCATCAGGAACTTGGCGTTCTTGCGGTACGGTGCTTTCAGTGCATAGATAAGGGAAATCACCTCGTCGGTGGTGACGGCGGTCGCACTGGCTGCGGTAACGCCGACCGTGCCACCGTTGGTGGTGAACAGGCCGGTGGGCTGACCCGTACCGGTGCCGACGCAGAATGCCTGTTCCTCGGCAGCACCGAAGGCGTAGGCAAACTCACGGGCGATGTACTCTTCCAGATCGAAGGCACTGTCGTCCAGAAGCTCAATGCTCACCTTCACAAGGTCGGTCAGCTTGTAGGCGTCAATGGTCTTCTGTGCGAAGGTGGGATTGCTCTCGGTGTAGGCGGCGTTCTCAGCCGTCCACGCAGCGGTGGAATGGGTCGCTGCAACGGGGATCTTACGCTCGTTATCGGTAGTGATGACCTTGCACAGACGGCGCATCACATTTTCCTCCTTGAGCGTGTCCACGATGAACTTCTCAAATTCGGTGGGGACGAGGTAGCCGCCGTTGGCATCCACGCCCTCGGAGAGCACATTGTGGAGCATACGTTTGCCACGCAGATGCAGACCGAAGTCCTCGCGGTAGGCGCCCGACGCTCTGCCAGTCTTGGCTTCGCCGGTTGCTTTCTGGGGCTGCTCGGTAATGGGAGAGGATACGGGCTTTGCAAGCTCTGCGGCAATGGCGTCGCGGCGCTCCATGCGTCTGACCTCATTGGTGAGATCATTCAGCTCCTTCTCCATATTGGCATAAACGGCATCGTCCTCGGCGGACAGAACGCCTTTTCGGTCGCGGTGGGTGTCGAGAAATCCCTCCATCGTAGCCCACAGCTTGGCGCGCTTTTCGCGCAGTTCAACGATAGTCATATTGAAATACCTCCATATTAAATGTAGTTTTTGATGGTGTTCAGCTTGGCTCTGAGTTCATCTACAGAGCGTCCCGTGCGCTCCGGCACGGCGGGTTTGGGTTCAATGGCGCACTTTGCGGCGATTTTCTCCATGAGGGAGTTCACCACATTCGCCTTGGAATACAGCATGGAAACTGTAGGGACAACCATATCCTCGGCCTCATCGGCACGGCTCATGATTCCGTCCGCAAATCCAAGTTCCACAGCCTTGTTTGCGTCCATCCAAGTTTCAGCATCCATGAGGTGCGAGAGCTTGGCACGGGAAAGCCCCGTCTTGATCTCATAGGCATTGATGATGGAATCCTTCACACTGCCGAGCATCTCGATAGCTTTCTGCATCTCGTCCGAATTGCCAAATGCCGCCGTCATGGGGTTGTGGATCATGAGCATGGACACGGGAGACACCAGCACCTTCGTGCCTGCCATAGCGATGACGGACGCTGCGGATGCCGCAATGCCATCGATTTTCACGGTCACATCACCCTTGTAGTCCATGAGCATATTGTAGATTTGAGCCGCCGCCACGCAGTCACCACCGGGACTGTTGATCCACACGGTGATGTTGCCGCTGCCGGACATGAGCTCGTCCTTGAAAAGCTGCGGGGTGACATCATCGTCAAACCAGCTTTCCTCGGCGATGGTCCCGTTCAGAAACAGCGTCCTCTCCTGAACCTGCTCCTGTGTCTCCTGATTGGTCACCGTTCGGGTCTTCCAATTCCAGAATTTCTTCATCGGGTTTTTCCTCCTTTCCGTCATCGGTAGGTGTATTTGCAAAAGCCCCGGCATTTTTCAGCGGGAGCATATTGCCGTTAATGAGGTACAAATCGCCGCCATCCTCTGCCGGGATACGGTCGAGGTTTTCCAACTCTCGGATGTCGTTGGCGGACATCCAGCCGTTCTGGCGGCCGATGGCGTACCCGTTCATGCGGCTCTGGTAATCGCCGCGAAGCAAGCCTTCCAGATTGAACTTCACAAAATACGCCGCTTTTTCGTCCTTGGACAGGAGTGACCGCTGTATGGACTGCTCCCAGCGGATGACCCAGGGGTCAAGGGTGTATTTCACAAACTCAAGGGACTGCTGCTCAATATTAGAAAAGCTCGATTTTTCCAGGTCGCCGACCATGTGGGGCGGAACTCGGAAAATTCGAGCGATTTCATTGATTTGGAATTTGCGTGTTTCAAGAAACTGCGCCTGCTCCGGCGAGATGCCGATGGGCGTGTATTTCATGCCTTCTTCCAACACGGCGATCTTATTCGCATTGCCGCTGCCGCCGAAGGTGGACTGCCAGCTTTCCCGCACACGCTGCGGGTCTTTGATCGTGCCGGGGTGTTCCAGCACACCGCCCGGAGCGGCACCGTTGGCAAAGAACTTCGCGCCGTATTCCTCGCAAGCGATCGCCATGCCGATGGCGTTCTTCGCCATAGCTATGGGACTGTAACCGACCAGACCGTCAAAGCCCAAGCCGGGGATGTGAAGCACATCCGAGGGACGAAGCGTTACGGAAAAATCCTTATTTTTTATAGCTTCGTCCGAGCCACGATAATAGGTGTAGTAGAGACGCCCGTTTTCATCTCTGTCCACCGACATCTTGTTCGGCATCAAGGGATACAGAGCAACGATTTCATTTTTGCCGTTGCGGATGATCTGCGCATAGGCGTTGCCCCAAAGGAGCAGATGCGTCATGAGTGTCTCACGAAACACAAAAGAACTCATCTCCGGGTTCGGCTCATCGTGGAGCAAGCGGTAGAGCGGATGGTCGAGCGCCATTGCCTTGCCGCCGTCGCTGTTGTA